TCTCCGTATTCCTAGAGAATCGTTTGCACTTAGTTCTGCCGGGATCATTGCACCAGAAGGAAGTAATGTGATTTTGTCTTCGGACAACGTGACAGGGAAGTTTCTTATAGCTTTTTCTTGCTGGGAGAAGTTCTCCAGCGTAATATTATTGTTTAGCGTTGTCAGTTCATTGAAACTTGCATTTAGCATACGATTGAAAGATTGCTGGTAGTCTTCTTCCACTGCAAGACGGTATCTATTCTTTGCAGCTTCGATTTGTTGGCGAAGTGCTTCTTCACGACGGCGGGCTTCAGCTTCGGCTCTCTTTTTTGCAGCGTAGTCATTACGCATTTTTTGCAGTTTTCCAGGAACAGATTCCGCCTTAGTAGGATCAACGTCATTTTCCATGCTGGTGAAGACTGTACGTATTTCATCGAATAACTTCGTAACCGGTGAGCGTTTATCATTCATCTTCTTAACAGTATTCCGTGCACGGTTGATAAATTCGGCTGCACGTTGATCGAGTTCATCATTCATTCCTCCCGCTGCTTGGATATCAGCCAGTAATTTCTTGCCTGTTTCAATGCAACGATCATGTGAGATTTGATTTTCGTTGTAGGATTGTGGAGCATTCTTCACAATCATTTCTACATTTTCCTGTTTTACTAATTCATTACTCATGACTATATAATATTATAAGGTTGTAACATTAAAATGCGCCATCGTCTGTACTGTTGGATTCTTCCGGGTTAAAGCTAACACCGGTAGAAGTGTCTTTCTCAGGACCGAATGATTGAGGTTCCGGATTTGGCTGTTCCGCTGTTTTATCCACACCATAGAGGTCATCAATGCTTGGAGTGGGGGCTTCCTGTTCAGTTGCAAGTTCGGTTCCTTTGCCTATTCTTACTTTGGGGTAGGTTTTGAAGGCGTGTTTGATACACTTGGCTATGAGAAAACCCGTATCAATGCTACCTTCATTAGACTTGTATAGTTCATTAGGACCTTTCTCTACCCATTGACGATGATCGCGGTCAAAGTATCGGTTTTGCTTTGCCGAGTAATCAGACAGGCGGGACCAGTCTTCTTCGAACATTACAGAATAATCAATCGAACCATCTGTACGGGTAATACGAAGAAAGCAAGCGATTACTTTCTTTGATTTGTGAGGTAGATTGCAGGTATATCTAACAGATTTGCGTCCATCTGTATCGGAAAACGAAAAAGTATCTTCTTCATAGACGATAACGGGATTGTCGGCATACTTGATTTGTCCGGAACGGGCGCGAAGAACCAGTTCACCATACCCCGAAATAGTTAGTGTTAAGCGAGGCTCATAGATGTCAAAGCCTTTTTCGTTTTTCCCGATTTTGGTGTTGCGCCCTTGTAGATAACAAAGAGCACGAACACCCGGCTCGACAGACAGACCACAGACTGCCAGGTCGATAAAGGCGGTGAAGATGGAGAAACGTGTTACAGCATCGCATACTTTCTTGTTGTCAGAAAGGAAACGGTTGAAATGAATGCTTTCTCGCTCATAGGCTGCTTCGCCTGTACCTTCACCCCAAAGAGTGTCGTAGATTTGAATAAAACGTTGTTTTACTGATGCTGATTGCACGATGTCGAGAGGATTCATTTGATTAATCTCTTCGACAGTAAGAAGAATGTTACTCATGATGTAAGTTTTTTGATTATTTATAATTGAATTGTGAGTTTCATGAAAAGTAAAAAGGCAGCACCAACCCGTGATGCCGCCCTAAACTAATCATGAATAAACACATTACAAGAAATGCCTTAAGAATCTATACTATATTTACTCTGTTACTTGGTGAATTACTATTTTGCATTATTCAGCCAGTCTAACGCATTTTGTAGATTATTTGTATAATCAGCATTGTAGATGTATGATACTACATTACCTGCTTTGTATTCTTGATTATTATCAGTTTCTCCTAAAACGAATTCCATGTTTGGAGTTCCTAATTTGTATACGCCTATGCAATAGGTTATACCTTTGCGCTTCACGCTCTTTTTAAGGGCTAAAAGAAAGATTTTTGTTTCCATAATTATTTGTTTATAGTGATTTTAAAAGTTCTTCTTTAGATGGCGCATAGTTCCTCTCCAACTCAAATTCGTAAACTTCAACTCTATACCCAGCACTTTCACCTACACGTAGTTTATACTTGGAAGACGGTTCGTAAGGTTCATTGGTATCATAATTAAAGTGAGAAGTAACTTCAACTGTTTCTACCATAAATTCCTGCACTTTATTGTTATAAATAGCCCAAACCTTTTGCCCAGGCGTGAATTTTGTTTCTATTCTCATTTTGATTCCTTTTTAATTTAATTTGATTAAAAGGGCACGCCTCCGAAGAGAAGTATAAATTGTCACATTTAAAACTTTATTGTAAGAAATGGAGAACGTGCCCGAATTATTATTACTTTTGCTATGTCACATTTAAAATTTAAGTATTATGTCAGAACTTGAAAATCAAGCAAACTCACAAAAAGGGTTTGCCAAACTTTTTGAAGTATTGCGTGATTCACTCCTTGGGGTAATCAAGCCATCTTATTTAGAAAAAATAGCAATAGCACAAGCGTCAGCAGCTTCTATTGCAAGTACATCAGCTCTTAAAACTGCACTAAAGCAGAATTTAGCTAATGAAATATCTCAGGCAACTCTCTCTGCAAGAGAAACGAGGCAAATTCACAATATAGCGAACATATACGCACTTGCAGCTCAAGAGCTACAAATGATTGATAACATTAGTAAGGCTCCTGTCTCTCCTGAATGGAGTGCAAGGTTCTTTGATTATGCTCTGGACATTTGCGAGGAAGATGCGCAAATTATTTGGGGAAAATTATTAGCCGGAGAGATTGCTAATCCAGGTACATTTTTTAAAAGAACCTTGTCTGTTTTAAGAAATATTGAGCCCTTCGAAGCCAAATGGTTTGCTGATATCTGTCAATTCGTCTTAGAGGATTACATATTACCTAATTATATCTTAACACAAGATTATTTTCCTACTACCCAATTCCAATCTCTTATAGATTGCGGTCTAATCAATAGTATTAAATGTGAATTCGGTTTTAATGCAGGCACTATGGAAATCCATGGAAAATCACAATCTTTAAAACTTATATCACCCAAAACAGGAACTATTCCACAAATGCACTTAGGTCATTCTTACACGCTAACCGATGTAGGAATTCAGCTTTGTAAGATAACACCACCTCAAAATAACCCAACTTGCTTATTGAAATTGAAAGAAAATATCAAAGCCAAATATAATATTGAATCTGAACTTGTTTAAGAATCCCAGCAATCCACAATTTGAATAACTTTATGGCTTGTAATTCTTGTTATTACTTTAGCTATTTCTTCATCTGATACAATAATAGGCTGATTGATATACTCAACATCAAATCTAATAATGATAGTTGCATACATCTTAAAAAGAAACATCCATGAATAGCTGTATGTAACTATCATTGGTTTGCTAAACGAATATATGTTCATAATTTATTACTTTTTTTTCTTAATTTTGAGGGTTGTTGTTTATCCGTTTTTTCATTTATTTCGATAGATATGTTTGCAATATCATCTTTAAACTTAATCCCATTAACGAGGCTACTTGCGATAAATGCACACAAATCCTCTTTCTTTTCGTAAACACGAACTCCGCAAATATCACTTCTCAGTATGTGACCGTTTACAGCTTTTTCTATTTTGAAATTTACTTTACTCATAATTCAAATTTTATCAGTTAAGAGTTAATTTCACGCTCAAATTCATCATATCCCTCACATTCGAGAAAAGCCTTTAAAGCTGTGTCCTTATAGCACATCGCATCATAGGTAGTTCTTTCCACACACACAACATTTTGCGTATCGAGATACATTTCCAAGTGCATTACTTCCAAATTATTTTCCTTTAGTAACTTTGCGATAAGCTCGTTACTTTCTGTAAATGGGTTGTCATTTGTTGCCATACGCTTTCTTTGCCATTTTATTGATTAACTTTATTGTCTTATCACTCAATTTACCATTAGCCGTTGTAATGTGCTGAATGGACTTATGTAATTGGATTCTATTCATATCTAAATTCGTTTTACTCTAATTGATTCTTACATACTTGCCCTCTATGCTGCAAGTTTTTAGTATCTCCGCATTTTCCTCACCGAAAGCAATTAGGATACTACCGCAACCGGGAGAATCTCCACGGGTTCCATCCGGACGGAAGAATCTAATCCGGTTGCGCAAAAACTTCATTGCTGTTGCCTTCTCGAATATTACGTCTTGAAACATCTTAGAATCGCAACGATTAAAAAGCAATGCTATGCCGTTACCATGCTCTGCCAACCGTTTAACGAATTTCTCAATAAGCGGACGGGAATAAGGAGGATTAAGCCAAACACGACCTATCCAATTTCTTGTTAATCCGTCATGTTCCTTGTTATACATTCGAATAGCTGTTTGCCAAAGTGGATTAACCGGAGCGCACGGATCTGTATCAAATACACCCAGTGCATCTATGATTTCTTTCGGCGTGTACCATTCATCGGTAGCCGTAGCCGATTTTTCAAATTGAGTGTTCATTTCGATATTGTATTGAGCCTTTTCAGGCTAC